TCGTCACTGTCTAATCGCGCCCAGTTTGCTAACTCAGACGCGAAAACAGGGCTAACTAAATTATCAGCAGTGTAAACGTGCATAACTAATCAGCCTTCTTTGCGCGTGGCTTGCGCGTTTTCTTTTCGGTTGGCTCGGTTACTTTGATTTCAGCGATGATTTCAGCTTTCAATAGGTCATCGACAAACTTACCATCTTTTAGCTTAACCTGTTTACCTGCCTCACCTACGGGCGCATAGCCTCGCAATACTTTGTACGTTTTCATGTTGCACCTAACTGGTCGGATTTGTTTCGTATGCTTAGTGTACTACATTAGGGCTTCAATTAACAAATGGGAGATAAACATGAAAAAGCTATTGCTAATTACTGCACTATTAAGCGCGCCAACTTATGCTGAAGATGATTTTTGCAATCAAATGTATAATATGGGCAAGGTTGTTATGGATGCTAGGCAAAAAGGCGTTCCGATGCCAGATATGATTAAAACACTTCCAGATGATATTTCTGAGTTTTTAAAGCCTATCGTCATTGGCGCTTATGAGCATCCGCAATACTCAACACCACAGATTAGGCAAAAGACAATTAATGATTTTGCAGATGATTTATATCTTGCCTGCGTAAAAGAGGTCGGTTAAATAAAAAAGGGGCATAAAGCCCCTTCTTATATTCTTTTTTGGTTGGCCTTATGCGGCTACACTAAAAGAACCCTTGCAAAATGCGTTGGGAAGCGGTATTGCCAAGCAGTATCTCTCCTCTGCCAAGATTGCAACACCATTCTTAACGAAGTAATCAGCGTGCGATTCACTTACGCGAACAGACACATCTTCACGATCATAGATAACTGCGCCCATGTTCCAATCTCCGATTAGGAATTGACCCGCTGGCATTGCGTTAGTCACTACCACTGGGATACGCCACACTGTCTCAGTTGCGCGACCAGTAGGCATGTTAACCATCAAGTAGTGGCCATCAGTTGCTTTAGCTGTTTCGATGGTTTCCCAATCAGCAGGGTTAAGCACAAGGCCAGTCATGTTGTAGTATTCATTCTGTTGTTCAACAGTAATCGCACTACGGATATGGTCAATCATTGCCGCTGGCAGGTCTGCTGCTGCTGTACCAGATGCAATTTCACCAACATCATTGATAGCAGGGTCTTGCAGGATGCCGTCAAGGTTCTGACCTAATCCGTCACCGTTTAGTAATTGGTCATCAGACTCTAGGTCTAAGCCGTATGTTAAGCGGTTGTCGATAAGGTTTTGAAGCATAGGCGCATCAGATAGAACCTGGCGAGATGCAGCCATCCAGTGCGCGATAGTGCGTACAGGCTTGGTTACTAGCTCGTAAGTTAGTTCTGATTGTGCTTTAGTTGCAAAGTCACCCGCGCCAATAGCTTGGTTTGCACCTGAGCCAGTAGTTGGGCCTTGCGGTCCAGCGTTGTTAGTGAAAGCTAATTCGCGCATAAACTCAACAGCGTTAGACGATGTTGGCACGGTTGGAATTAGGTCACGGATACGTAACGGGCGGTTAGGGTCTTGGAATACGCGAGAATCACGGTCAGGGCGTACAAGTGCGCCAGCAGACGCAGCAAGAGAGCTAATATCTTTCTTGTCCATCGTTACAGGCTGGTTGTTACCGCGACCGTGCGACTTCATTTGCTCGTAAACGTCAGAGCCTACAAACTGTTGCCCCATTGATTTAACTTCTGCTAGACCGTTACCAGGGCGCGCCGCTTTAGCTTCCATATCAGCTAGTTTAGCGTTAACTTGGTCAAACATGCCTTTAAGCTCAGTGAAGTTAGCTTCTGCTTTTTCAGCCATTGCCTTAGCTTCTTTCGATGCTTCGCCGTTGGCTTTCACTTCGTCAGCGATTTTGGCTTGCGCATTTTTAAGCTCAGTAGATGCAGCGTTTAACTGCTCTGTAAATTCTTTAAGTTCCATGATTGGAATCCTCTGTTAATTACGGGCTACAGCCCAAAAGATTTAAGTGCCTCTTGTAAGGCTTCAACGTCTTGCGGCTGTTGTCCGATATGAGTGTCGCGTGACGGCTCATTCTTTAACAGTGCGTTAAGCTCGGCTAGTGCTTCGCTCAATTCTTTTACTTCATTAGCGTTGTAAGCGCCTGAGCGGATTGCGTCAGATACACTTTTAACACTAGTGATAATAGCTTTTTCATTCATTGGAAAGGTTACGAGACTTGTTTCGTAAAGCTTAACCTCATGGATTAAACGGTTACCTTTCTCGTTGTATTCAGACTTCCCAGCAGGGATAGAAAACCCGATACTCATCTGGTCGATAACGCCGTCTTGCATTAACTCAATGGCCTCATCGCCTAAACGCGTCTTTGAGATTTTACCCTCAACAAATAAGCCCTTTGAATCGGTGCGCATTGATTTAACCATGCCTAGCGGTTCGTTATGCTGCCATAGCACCTTTACGCGGTCTGCACGCTCTTGCATCGTCTTATTAAACGCGCCTTTGCTGATAATGTCGCCGCCTAAATCCTCATCCCATGTTGAGGCGTAGCCAGCGAATGTACGTGAAGATTCGTTTACATCTTCACTCTTGAAATTCAGCGCTTTGTATTCCATTGATAGAACACCTTTACAGTTAGTTGCTGTTATGGTATCGCAAGAATAGCACAATGTAAACTGGTCGGAGTTGTTGAATGGTTTAAGTGGTGTTAGTTTTGAGGGGTCGAAGGATTTAAGGATTAAGACAAATGTACGAAGATGATACGCAATACTTTGGAGAGGATTACAAGTAATGGAAAAGCAAATATTAGCACACTGGATTGAAGGCTTTACGCCTGCGGAAATAGCAAACAAGCATAACGTGTCCGTTGAATATGTGGTTAACGCAATAAGGAGATTCTGGCTATGACCTACGAACAAAAGCTAAAACGCCTAGCAATAATCAGCCGTATTGCCAACAAGGTTAAGCAGGAGCGCAAACAAGCACGCGCTCAGATGTACGCAAATAAGCGCAGACAGTTGGAAGAAAGGGGGCTGTTGTGAAAAGTTTTACCCGCGCACTAATGCTAGCCGCTAACGATTACCAAGCAAAGCATGGAAAACCGCCAACTGTGCGCCATGTGTATGTGTCTCAGGATTTCTACGAGCGCATGTGTATAGAGTTTGGTAGCCGTGGCGATTCTTATCAAGGTTACAAAGTTAATGTGGTCCTAAATGCGGACCATCCTGATTATTTGATTTATTTACTCTAGAGAATAACCACACACACAACGGCAGTTAATTACATTTGCAGCGCTGCCGTTCACATCACCTGGCACCATTAGCAACTCACCGCCAACATTAAAAGGCTCATCCATATTGACCTTTTGCCCATGTGCGGATGCGTGCGCTGTACGTGTGCGCTCACCGCCGCTCGCTATCCACTCTTTTTGCATAGGTAACCCGCTTGCTTTAGCTGCCATTTGCGTGCTTGCTGCGGATGCGCTGTGGCTTTCTGTGCGTGCAATCATGCGACTACGCAAGCGGGATAAGTCCCCACCTGCTTCATTTATGCGACTACGGATTAATGCCGCTGTGTCAATCTCGCTCAACCCCTCTGCAACGGCTTCTTCTGTTGCCTTTTGGATGATAGCAATCGCCTGCTCTTGCGTTGTGCCTGCTATCTCAGTGACTTTATAAGCCGCACTGGTCGTAATCCATAACCTACGCGCAAGGTCAAACTGTGGCGTTAGTGGTACTGTGTCGCGCTTTGTTTCGCTTGGCTTGTGTGATTTCTGTATCGCAGACCAAAGCCTATTACCAAACGTATCAAAGCAAGCGTTATAAATGCGCTTTAAAATACGCTCCATGCGGTCACTATGTGTCTGCAATGCATCATCATCACCGCGATAAAACGCACGATAAGCCCTAGCAACTTCGCGCCTGATAGCCTTTTCACTTGCACGAGCAATACGCAGCATTTGCCGCTCTTGCCATGCTTGTTCGCGCTCTGGCGTTAAGCCTGTGACTAGTCTAGTTGCCATAGCTTACCGACTTCATTAGGCGTTTAACTTCCTCGTCTTGCGTTTCATCTTCTGGCATATCTGGCTCGTTAAAGTCTAGCTCTTCTGGCAAGTCTTCTGCGTCAAAACCTAGTCCTAGCTTATCGTTAATGGCTTCTAGGCTAAAGCCCATATCCCACAACGCGCGTGCATTAGCTAGCAACTCCGTGTAGTTATCTTGCAGCGCATCAACGCCGCTCACGTCGTACTCAATACAAACGTCGTTACCAAAATCATAAGCAAGCTGAATGTTAAGTTGTCGCTTCATTAGCTCAAGTCGTGGGATAATTGTGTTTTTCCACAAGCTGCGCTCCATGGCCTCAGCATTGGCAAGGTTAACCGATTCTGTAAAACCAAGGTTGGACATAGACAACCCGAATACAGCGCAAATCTCAGCCCATACCGCTTTACGGCTGTTTACAAAATCCATTTCATGTGCTGTACGATTTAGGTTGGTAATCTCGCCGCTGGTTACAAAAGGTTTATCTGCGTTAGCGCTACCACTGTATTTGTTTGCAATAGCCTCTTGAATAGCCTGCACGTCTTCGGGCTGCGTACCCTCTGGCACCTTCACATGTAGGCTTGCAGCGCTTCGGTTTTGCAGGCTGGACTTCTGCCAGTTACCCGACTCTCTATCAATATCAGTCGCACGCCCCGCAGCCATTAGTGTAGGCATTCCAAAAACAGGGTCGTTAGGGTTCGGTTGTCTTAGGTGTATCATGTCATCCGCTTGCACGGTGTTTTTACTGCCGCTGTATTGCTGATACTCGTATAAATCAACCAAACGCTCTCTACCAGGCTTTGCTTTGATATATTGCGCTTGTAGATTCCATATTGCAGTTGGAACACCACCAACACCACCACGAATAATTGAAGCGTAAGCATTGCCCGCTAAGTCCAAAGACTGCGACCATTCGTACATCACTTCCAGCCATGACGTTTCAGGATTAGGGCGATTAATTAACATGTTGAGTGGGTGCGTCGGGTCTAGCTTTTCTTTAGTTCCGTCTGGCAGTTTTCGTGCTGCATACCATGGAACAGATGACACTAGGCTTGCACGCTTTTCCACGCACGTATAAACCACAGCCGATGCGTTATAACCTTCAAGAATAGCCGTTTCAACGTGC